GCACGCATCTGTAACATTCTTTTGGGATACGACTGCCAGGGGCCGGCCTTGCCCCACAGCCCCGCTCTCTTGGCATCCTCGACACTGAACCTGGCAATCACCGGCATCCGGCCCTTGCGCCTGGCGATGCAGACGGCGCTGGGGTTCGGGGTGCCTTCGTTCTCGATGTGCTCATCGATGCCCTCGCAGAGCGGCGAGGCCTGCACCAGGGCGAGCGCAGCGTCACCGTACACGCTGGGCTTGCCGTTTATGACTGCGATGTTCTGGAGCGCCTGCATCGGGGCCAAGCCAATCTCATAGCCCCACTGCACGCAAACCAGGATGTCTGCGGGTTTTCCCTGGTACGCCTTGGGCACCATCGAGCTCGATGCCAGGTGCTCGCTAAACTGCATGGCTTCGGTCAGGGTTGCGGGTGCGAACCCGCGATGGGTAGTCAGTGTCATTTCATTTCCTTCACTGATAAAGTGGATTGTCGAACGCTGTACGCAGCCTTTGCGGGGACGATTTTTTGCGGCGTCGCAGCGTAGTTGCGCATCGGCCACTTGATCTCGAGGTTGCCGGCGGTGCCACGGTTGGCAGTGCGCAGCATCGTCTTCAATTTTTTCTCGGCCTCTTCCTGGTCAGCGGATGCCTTGGTGATCGTCTTCTTGGCCTCGAGAATTTCTCGCGCTAGGCGCTCGCCCTCGCTGCCCAAATCGATCGATGCTTCATCGGCCTGCGGGAACATGCGATCGGCATCCTTGCTGTTGATCGGCTGATACCAGTCGATGATCTGCTTCTTCTTCCAGACATCCAGCCGGCGCTGGAAGTCGGTGGCCAGGCCATAGATCCGGTCGACGAGCGGCTGGTGCGGAGCGAAAAGGAATAGCCGGAGCTCGGTGCCCTGATAGAGCACGGCGATGCAGCCCCAGCGGGCCTGGATGATGTCCATCTGGGCCTGCAGCTGGATCGGGCCACGGTACAGGGCTGGCGTGTCTTCCGGGCTGACGCTGGTCAGCTTGGCCTCGAGCACGCCTGTGCCTACAAGTTCGATCTGATCCTGGCCGATGACGTAGATCCCGGCGTCCGGGTCAGTGGTGATGATCTGCCCGCCACCGTCAGCGGTGCCGTCCAGGCTGCAGCAGAGCGGCACGTCGGGGTGATAGCGGGCAGCAGGGTGATCGGTGACCAGGTCGATCAGGCGCAGCCGGCGTGCGGCCTCGCGCAGGATAATGGGCTCGAGCTCATTGCCCCAGGCCATCGCTTCGTTGCCATCCGATCGGACGTTCTCGCCCTGCATGGCGCCGATGCTGTACTGGAGCTCATCGTTCGGCGAACGGTACTTCGACAGCCCCATGAGCGCCGGCAATCTGCTGGCGCTGAGCATGTCATCGGGGGTTACTTTGCTGACCATCGTGCGTCTCCTGTAAAGCATAGACCCGCACGACTCGAGCGTGCGCGGCCGGGTGATGCGCCTCGGTGTATCCGATGGCGCGAAACTGGCGGGTGCGGAAGACCGCGCCCAGCAGGCTAGGGTGAATGCCAGGCGGCAGGGTGACGGCCTCGCGTACTTCATTGATACTGACGAAACCGTGCTGGCGGGCGAACACGATGGCCGCTGCCCGGCACCGCTCGAGCAGGTCAGCGTGCTGCACCTCGAACAGGCCCATCTGCTGCTCTTTGATTGTCCGACCGTCGAGGCTCATAGCATGAGCCCCAGCAGCATGAGTCCAACTATGCACAACACCGCGATGAACCCGTCAGACAGACGACGCTTGCCGCCAGGCTTGCGCAGCAGGTAGTGCTGGATCTCAAGCTCCTCCCAGGTTGGTTTGTGCCGGAGCTCCGGCCGGTAGCCGGTGCCAATCGGCACCTTAGACAGTGGTTTTGACTCACGCATTGCAGGCCTCCAGAAGGTTGCGAACTTGCGACGGCGCCCAATTGCTGCCGCCGCGGGGGGTTGCGATACCGCGTGCTTGCAGGGCTGCAGCGATCTCGCGAAGGGTGGTGCAGCCGGCACGCTTGATGTCGGCCACGATCGGCGCCAGGCGCGTAGCGTAGGCACTGGCACGGGCCTGGATGGCAGCGATACCGGCGGCGCTGCCGCGCTCGGGGGTCGGGCACCCGAGCTTCACGCCACGGGCCTTCGCGGCCTGCAGGGCGGCTTTTGTGCGGCGGCTGATCTCCTCGCGCTCATGCTGGGCGACCACTGCGCGGATGCCGAACTCAAGGGTGCCGGCGTGCGGCATGTCGGCAGCGACGATCTGCACGCCAGAGTCGCGGAGCGTCAGAAGGAACGCAGCCTGGCGGGACAGGCGATCGATCTTGGCGATCAGCAGGGCGGCGCCGGTACGCTTGCACATAGCGATGGCTGCGGCCAGTTGGGGCCGGTCATCGTTCTTGCCGGACTCGATCTCGGTGAACGAGTGGGTGATGTCTGCAGCGTACTGCTTGACCGCAGCCTGCTGGGCCTCGAGGCCGAGGCCGGACTGGCCCTGGCGTTCGGTGGAGACGCGGAAATAGGCGACGAACTTGGTCATGGTGTTGCCCTCTTTCTGGGGTCAGCGGATGACGAACGGGGCCAGCAGGAGCACGGGCACGAGCGCCCAAGGTGACCCGGTGGCGAAGGCGGCGCCGAGGCCGGCGCCGAGTGCGATGAACGCGAGGATGGCCAGGATGCGCATGATCAGGCCTTTGACGCTTTGAGCACTGCGGTGTCGACCCAGTCGGCAATCTGAACTGGCACGCGACCGTTTTTTTGCTGACGGAACTGATACAGGTTCGCCAGATGGCAGAAGGTATTGCCGTCGCGCTGTGCGCCGGTGCCAATAACTTCCCAGGCGTGACCCATGTGAACGATTTTCTTGCCGATGAAGCTCTCGGCAATCGCTTTGTCGAGGATCTCTTGCAGGCTTTCAATCGTATGGCTGCGGTCGAGCCATACGCTTCTCTGGCTGACTCCGTTTGCACGGGTATGCACGACGATGACATTGCTGCTATTCCGACCTGGGATCACACTGAACCCTGGGATCGTCTTGATGGCATCGATGAGTTGCTGCTCTTGCTTGGTCATGTTCAGACTCCTCTTTCCGGGTGGTCTGCGATATCACTGCGATACCGCTGAGACAGATACTCGCATGGTTTTTTTCGACTTGTCAAATAGCCAAACGCCAGTGGCAAGTAAGGCAAACCCTAATCCGTTGCATTTGAGGCAACACTCGGGGTGTATCATCGCGGCATCACATTGATACAAGGAAGGCCGATGGAGATCGAGCCCTACAAGCCCTTCATGGTCAGGCTGAAGCCCAGCACCAGGGAGATGCTGGACAAGGCCGCCGAGGATCAGCGCCGCAGTCGGGCCAGCATCATCGATGAGCTCATACGCACGCATCTGTCGAGCCGCTACAGCGACGTGCATCAGCGCATTGAGCGGTTGCTGGCTGGCCGGCAATGATCAGGCGAGTGCGCAACCTGCAGCCGGGCCAGGTCTTCATCCTGAAGCGTACTGGCGAGCGATACGTCTTCATCCGGCGGTGCCACGAGACGCCTGGCGGCACCCGGTATGTCGTTCGGAAAATTCGTTATGCGCGAGAGAGCACCCTGCACCATAGCTGCCACGTCGAATGGAAGGGTGACTACGACGCTCACGTCCTGACGCAGTGGTTGGGGCTCGGATCCGATCCGCGAGCGGTGCGCGAGGTTGAGCTGGTGCTGCTCAGTCAGTGGGCCGAGCGCGAAGGAATCTTTGCGTGAGCCTGGCGGTCTACTTCACGGTCGATGGCCCGGCAGTCGGCAAGGGACGGCCGAGGGTCAGTACGATCGCAGGCAGGCCGCGCATGTACACGCCAGCCAAGACGGTGGCCTGGGAAAAGCTGGTGGCCGAGGCCGCGCACAACGCGATGGGCAATGTGCTGCCCTCGCCTCACCCGTGGTCGGTGCGGATCGTGATCTTCGCGCCGATCCCTGCCAGCTGGCCTAAACGCCGCCAGGAGGCCGCAAAGCGTGGCGATGAGGTTCCGGGTAAGCCGGATCTCGACAACGTCGCCAAGGCCGTTCTGGACGCCTGCAACGGGGTGCTCTACGAGGACGACAAGCAGGTCTGCAGGTTGAGGGTTGAGAAGGCCTACAGCACAGACGTGAGAACGGAGGTTTACGCGCATGAGGTGCTTAGGTGAGTGATGGGACGAGATTCTGCAGTCATTGCCAGATGCGAAACGGGCTCCTCAACGGTGGCGCCTGGAGGATCAGAAACGGAGGCCTGCACCGGCGCTGGATCTGTGGATCTTGCGTGTCACGGATGCGGGAGCGTGCATCCCAACGCCAGGGTGATCAACCTGCCGGATGGCCGCTCGGTTGGGAGTCACTCGGAGCAGTACCGGGCGTGGTGCGAGGCAAGGTGGGCGATGACGCTGCCTGACAAGCCTACGAAGCGCAGGCCGATGTCGAAGCAGAAGTACCTGCTCGAGGTGCAGAAGCACAGGGGCGAGGTTGCGGCGTACCAGCTGCGAGCTCTCATGGTGAAGATGTGGAAGTCGAAGCGATAGACATCCAGGTGCCGGCCAGGCGCAAGCAGGTGAAGCAGGCGCCGCCCAGCCGGAAGATGTTTGCTGTGGTGCCGATCAGGGCGCTCGAGGACAGGCGGCTGACGGACGGAGCGTTACGGACGCTGGCCAAGGTCTGCAGCTGGGCGAACCGTGCCGGGATCACCTGGGTGAGCCAGACCCGGATCGCGGCCGAGTCAGGCATCCGGCGCCAGGTCATTCACAAGCACATGGTGCTGTTGAAGAAACACGGGTACATCGAGGTGATCAAGCGAGGATTCAGGGGATTCGCAGGCGACACGATCCGAGTGGTGTACGACCCGCAGGTCAGCGCGACGGATGCCATCAGCATCGCCAGCAGGATCGAAGACAGCAGGCCACCGTTCTTACAGGAGCTCGAAAAGAAGATGCAGTCCATCCCACCGAAGAAGCAGCAGCAGATGATCGCCGACATGATCGCCGGCGTGGTCAAACCAGTAGGCAGCAAACCAGCGGGGAGGCAA